CATTACCAACATCGTCGGTAGGAGCGAATCCTTCTTCATCTTCGTCAAAATCCATTTCATCGCCACCTTCGTCTCCGAAGTCAAGGTCATCTCCTTCTTCACCGAGATCATCTCCTTCTTCGCCGAGACTTGATTTGAGTACATCACATAGAGCTTGTGCAGTTGCACGGTCAAGTGTGAATGTTACGGAATCTTCTTCTTCTCCTCCGAAGTCATCACCCATTTCATCATCAGATGGCTCATCACCAAGGCCGAGGGCATCGAGATCTTGATCTTCATCCTCCATGCCGAAGTTTTCATTCATTACGGATTCATACAGCTTGTCGAACGTTGTTTTTCTGCTCATGTTACTATTTACCTTTTGTTTTGAAATTTTCTTAGATTCTTTTACTACTTTTTTCTTTTTTAAGAAATCTGGCTTATTGTCTTCGCCGTCTTCGTCTTCGTCTTCGCACTCTTCATCTTCTTCTACGCAGTCGTTTACGGTTTTACCACCTTTTTGTTTGGTTCCTTTTTTCTTATATCCATCCCAACATTTTTCCTCATCTTCTTCGGGGCAACACTTTTCACATTCGCAGTCTTCTGCACATTCTTCAGCATCCTCTTCCTCAAGTTCTTCGATGTCTTCGTTTTCTTCATCTTCTTCATACATGGAACCGTAAGCATCGTTGAGGGATGCGTGAAAACCACTACCCTTTTTTGCTCCGCCATCTTGAAGAGGAGCTGGAACTTTATCAGACCAATCATTCCCCCCTTTTTTGATGGTTGCAGATTCAGTTACAGTTTGAACACCTGCAAGCATATCGCCATAGATGTCACCGAGATTGGGAGTAGTATTCTTCGCCATAGGCTTATTTATGTATTATGGGTTTAAATATTGGGTGATGGCTAAGAAAGACCGATATATGGGCAATCCGAATTTGCCGACCAAAGACGCAAAGTTTGAATATACTGCGGAGATGGTTGCGGAGATTGAGAAGTCTAAGAACTCCCTGACATATTTTGCAGAAAATTATTTCTATATTATTGATCCAGATGAGGGTAAGACGGTTATTAACTTATTTGATTATCAAACCAGACTTCTAAAAGCATTTGAGGATAATCGATTCAATATAGTTTTATCAAGTCGTCAGTCCGGTAAAACTACCGTAATGACTATTCTCGCTTTGCACGAAGCATGTTTTAAAGATGATAAGAATATTATTGTAGTTGCAAACAAAGAAGATACGGCAAAAAATATATTCAAACGTATAAAGATGGCATATGAGCAATTACCCAACTGGTTAAAGCCGGGGGTGAAGAATTGGGGACAAACGAGTATAGAATTTACCAATGGTAGTTATATAGGTATTTCTACAACCACTGGATCGGCTGCACGGGGACAAGCGGTAAATCTACTTTTACTTGATGAGTTAGCGTTCATCGAACCAGACTCCATTGTTGAGGACTTTTGGAAGTCTGTATATCCAACGGTGTCCAGAGCTAAGACATCTAAAATTCTTATAACATCTACTCCAAATGGTAAGGGTAACTTGTTCTATAGACTCTATAATGATGCAACTAAAGCGGATAATAGATTCCATCCTGAGAAAATTGATTGGTGGGAGGTTCCAGATAGGGATAAAAAATGGAAACAGGAACAGATTAAAGATTTGGGGTCGCATGAAGCATTTGCTCAGGAATATGGAAACGAATTTTTGGATAATAGTCAAGGATCTCTAGATGAAGAGCTTTTTGACAAGCTCAAAGAAGAATGCTGCGAACCTTTACATATATTAAAGGATGGGTCATATAAAATATGGGAAGAATACGATCCTGAGAAGATATATGCAATTGGTGGAGATGTTTCAGAGGGAGTTGGATTGGATTCCAGTGTTTTGGAAATATTTGATATTAGTAATCCATCGGAAATTATTCAAGTTGGGGAATACTGTAATAATAATATTGGACCAGCGGAATTTACTAATGAAGTTAATGAAATAGCCTCCCATTGGGGAAAACCTATACTATTAATAGAGCGTAATAATCAAGGGACGGGAGTTTGTGATAATTTAATTACTCATTCCATGTATCCTAACCTAGTTTCTTGGGGGGTTAAAGAATCCCATAAGAATAAGCAAAATGGAATGATATCTCATATCAATACAAAATATAAAGCTGTTCAGAATATGCGATATTTTGTAAATGAGAGTAAAAGTGTTAAGTTTAGATCCATTGATTGTCTAAAAGAATTTAAGAATTTTGTCCGCTATCCCAATGGATCTTGGAAAGCGAAATCGGGGGAACATGATGATAGGGTTATGGCAACCGTTTGGACGTTGATGGCATTGTATAATGATATTACCGAATTATATTTTGAAATATCTGAATTGGATGACTGTGATAAACCTTTAAAGATTGCCCACATCGATATGGGAATTACTCAATATAGATCAGCTACGTCTATATATACCAATGAAGAAGTTGCCCACATAGAACATTCCAATTTGTCTCCTGTGTCATTTGGTAATTCCATGTCACAGGGAGCTTCTGAAATGGCCGATCTCATGTCAGAAGGTTGGGAGTTCCCGAGTGGAAATGCGCTTTACCATAGTTCAAATCAGGATATGGGTAGAGAACAATGGGATGTAGTTGATAAATATTTTTGATTGACTTTGTAAGTGATGGTGATATAATAGACCCCAAGATCAGTCCCCCGATGAAGGAAGGTTGATCTGCATCGTTCTTATCCTTCTTTTTTATTATGTTTTACTATTACGGAGCCAAAAAACAACTCGCCAAATGGTATCCATCCCCGATTGGGAATGTCATCGTTGAGCCTTTCGGTGGGAGTGCGGCATATGCGTGTTTTCATTTGCAGCGAAATAAAGATCTTACTGCCATCATTATTGAAAAGGATGCGCGAGTAATCTCCCTATGGCAGAAGTTGCTTGCGATGACCCCCGACGAAATTCGTGAATACCCAACCCCCGAAGAGGGATGCAAGGTAACTGATTACTTCGTCATGGTTTGCGCTACAGGCAACGCGATTAACAAATGTAAAAGCATGACCGTCACGCCCAGAATGCCACGAATTTTCGATATTATGAAATCTAAAGTAGCCGATACTATCGAGATGGCGGGAGATAGAATAACTGTGGTGGAAGGTGATTATACGAAGTCCTGTGAATTCGATGGCTCAGAGGTTACGTTTTTTGTTGACCCTCCATACGCCCCCAATAACCGACCTTCTAAGGGGTCAGTTTACGGAGGTGGAAAAGGATATGCGAAAGGGTGTTGTTCAGAATCAATTAACTACCCCGAAGTTGCGAGTTTTTGCCGCGCTAGAAAAGGAGCGGTAATCGCATGTGATTACGCAGACGCATCTTGGATGCCTTTTGAGTTACTGAAAAGTTCCACCGACAGTCTAAAAAAGAAATTTAATGAGGGAATTTGGAGTAGGGGATTTCCTGATCCGACTTGTTATATTGATAGGGATTTTTAATATGATTGATTGATTGATCATGTAAATTCCCTGATAATGTGGTATTTGGGGGTTAAATATTTTTAATGTCTCAGGAAATCAAGCAATCACCGCTCAACCGCGCCAGAAAAGACAAATTCATTCTTGTATTTGATCTCCCCCCTATACTGAAGCAAATTGCATCTAAGTATACTAGGAATAATAAGACCATCTTACCAGACTCCGTTCAATTTTCCATCAAACAGGTGACTATGCCGGGGATTACAGTCAAGGGAACTGCCGCTAGGTTTGCTGGTGATACCTTATATCTATCTACCCACAGTAAAGATCCATACCCACCCGTAAGTCTGAAATTTAATGTTGATTCGGGATATAATAATTATTTCACAATTGATCGCTGGTTAAATCTATTACATGATCAATATAATGGTAGATATAATGCTGAAAACTTGGGAGTGGATGATAATTTCTCGGATTATCAAACGGACATGACATTGTATGCTTTGGATGAGTATGATAAAAAGGTCGCGTCCTTCAAATATACCAAGGCATTCCCAACATCTATAGATGATCTAGACTTTGATCAAACTGCTACAGATGATATGGAATTGGAGTGCGGTTTTACATTCTTATTCTCACAAAGACACTTCGAAATTATAGGAGGGGATAGATTCAATGCGACTTTAGCTTAATGGTATTGCATCCTTCTGGTGGAAATGGATTATTGGAAAAAATATCTAGATAATCCTAAATAGTAACATGGCAAGTAGAACTATTAATAGCGCGGGTGTAGAAATTTTCGAAAGAGATCTAAGTCTTCGCACTCCAAGAAACGTCGGAACCAATTTATTCGTTGCTGGTTTTGCCCCGCAGGGATACACCGATGAGGTAATTACTATATCATCTCGTGAAGAACTTGAGGCGATTTATGGCATCCCAACCAATAGCGCAGAGAAATACTTCTACTACACTATACGCGAATTGCTGAATTCTCCAGCAACTATCTATACCTTCCGTCTTCCATATGGAGCTGGAATGGGGGATGGATTCGGCTCCAAGCACTCCGCTCTCGTTTATCCAGTTCAATCATATGTTCCATCCACTTCCGCAATTACAACATCATTGGATTTATCCGCAGCAACTTACGTTCTCGGACAGCCAGTGCATATCACTCTATCAGAAGAAGAATATGCAAACGCGCTAGAGGGAACGCTTTTCGATTGGTCAACTACTGGTTCCAATTCTGCTCAACTTTCATCTGTCACCGCTCTCGGTGGTGCTGGTGTCATCGTTCTTGATAAAGCTCAAACCACTGTCAATAGTCAGTTTGAGGGATATTACATCGGCCTAGCTGATAATACTAACATTAACCCCGCTTCTAATTTCGACTCTATCACAAGGGCGAATACACTATCTTTGACTTCCAACTATGTGGGTCTATCTGGTGGTAATACGTATACATCCATTCCAAATGGAACATTAACATTTAATCTATCATCCACTTTTGATGGTCCGACTAATAGTGTTTCACAAATCATGGAAAGCCTCACCGATTACAATATCGATGGTAGAGAAGATGACGACATTCTCTCTCTTGGTGTATTCAAACTTCGTAAGAGTATCTACGCCACGGAAGCATTTAAATTGGATTTCGTAATTGAA